GTCGTCCAGTTCGTCCTCGCGGCTTTCGCCCAAGGCAGAAATGGCCATGGTAAAGCGCGACCGCATGGTCGAGAGCATGTCGCTCTTGTCCGTACCGCCGTTGGCGACCTTGGCCGCGCCCTTGATGCCATCGTCTGCCACTACTTGCCCTTTTTGCCCTGCGCCTTGCGCTTCATCGCGTAGGCGATGGCCACAGACTGTTTTGCGGGTTTGCCCGCAGCCATTTCGGTCTTGATGTTTTTGCGGAACGCGCCCTTGGAGGCTGACTTGACCAGCGGCATGTCACTTACCCTTTCTGGAGCCCTTGACGCGCTTCATGCCGGGCAGTCCGCCGTAGCTGGACATCGACCGCTGCGCGGTTTTGGCTGATTTCTTGAAGTCGGCGGCAGTTGGAGCACCTTTGGAGCCAACTTTCCGCATCTTTTCGCCTGATCCGGCGGCAATGCGGGCCTTCTTGGCGTGGATGTTGGCGTAAAGACCGGGTTTCTTGGCCATTTTAGCACTTCCACCGTCTCATTGAGGCTTTCGCCCGCTCTGCGTTCTTCGACTTGGCGACTACGCCGCCCATCCGGGCACAAAACGAGGCCTTCCGGCCCTTGTCCGCAGCCGTCTTGGGTGAAGGCGCGGGCGGCTTCAGCTTGCTGCCCGTCGCCTTGTTGTACTTGGCACGTCCCTTGGCCGTCAGCCCGGCACCCTTGCTGACGGGCAGCTTCTCGCCACGGCCTACAGCCAGAGAGACGCTCTTGCGGGCCATGTTAGGTGCAGTGGATGACGGCGAAGTTGAGCACCACAGCCTCGGACAGGTTGCCCGCCGAGATGTTGCGGAGCACGAACGTGCATGAGCCTGCCGAATGACCCGAAACCCAGCAGTTGTATGTCACGTTCGACGCCACGCCGCCAGCCACGTTGACGATGATCACGTCCTTGGCACTGATCGTGCTGTTGGTCAGCGTGAATGCCACGTTGGTCGTTGCGTTCAGCGTGGCGTTGCTCATCGTGATCTGGCCAGCCGAATTGTTCAGCGTCACGCCCGTGGACTTGTCGGTCAACTGCGTGACCGTGCCCTGCGCGGCGGCAGCGTAACCGATCTCGTCGGTTGCGTAGATGTCGGTGCCGCTGATGAGGGTGGCGCTGATGGTGTCGGCGCCGGAAATGTCCTGGTCGCTGTACGCCACGCCAATCGGTTTGGTATTGCCCATTGCTAAGATCCTAGCCAAGAGGTTGAAACACTTGACTGACCATAAGCCTTGCGCGGCGTCCTGTCAACGCGCTCGCCTCTGGAGGCCACGGGGAACGCGAATGTAACGGCTATCGCGTCCGCGGCGTCTGGTGAGGCAAGGCCCCTGGCACGCATTTCTTTTTTACTCTCCAAGAAAATGCAACCTTTACTATCTGGTTTTGCCATTGGGCCGGTAAAGTCGGATTTGAGGTTTTTGTCACTAGGAATTGACGCATCTTTTAACCAGACACGCATGTCATTCCACATATCTGCACGCTTATTGCCGAACGCTGCGCGATCTTTAGACGCCCAGCCAAAGTTTACGGGGCGCACCCGGTAGCGTTGCTCCTTCAACCGGTCCACTACTCCGGCACCAAGGCCACCCTCATCCACTACCGTAAACAGCGGCTGGTGCTCTTCTATGGCCGTAATGACGTGGCCAACAACCTCCATTGTATCAGCGCCGCGATGGCGACGCAGGGCGATAATATCGCGGCCTTGGCGTACGGCGATGACCGTCGCGTCTGAGCCGAACCGCGCGGGATCGACGCCTATGATGACTGGCGCGGATGTGTCGTTCCATCGCGGTCGTGCCATTGCCGCATCGACCAATGAAGCGCCAATGAACTGGTCGTCGCCAGCACTCGGAAACGAACCGAATACTTCAACATGGGCCTGATAACTGTCCTCCCCAAACTCTTCAATAATCTGATTGTAGATGTTTTTGTCCGTTCCCTCAACTGTGCGAGCGTCAACGCTGCGAGTGTTCCAAAACGCGCGTTTGGAATGGAACGTCTCGTAGAAATAACCTGTATTTCGTCGGGGGTTGCTGAACGCTAACCAAAAGCGATTAGGGGTATTTTCAGTGAAAAAACCCGCGCTAACTTCCCAAATGGGGTCGGGAATGCCGGAACTTTCATCTAGGATCAGCATAACGCCGTCAGTATTATGGATACCGGCGAATGCGTCTGGACGCTCTTCGCTCCACAACCGCCCTTCAGCGTACCAATACCGGGTGCCTTTCTTGAGGTCTTTTTCGACCAAATCAGCCAACCATTTAGCTGGCGTCAGACGAGTGGCGGATGTTTCAAACCAGTGCGCGTTTATGGCCATAGAACTCCACTTGGTAAGTTCTGACCAAGTCACAGAACGTAGCTGCGCTTCAGAGTTGGCGGACACCACAATCGTGCCGCCAATCCGAGTGCTCAACATCCACAGAACAACCCACGCCACCAATGCGGATTTGCCAATACCGCGACCGGACGCTACAGCCAACCGAAAGGCGTCAAAATCAACTTTGCCCTTGTTGCGCTGAATGTGCGCCCGCAAATCCATTAACACTTCACGCTGCCACTTACGCGGGCCGCCGTAGTGCTCTAACGGCGTTCCAGGTTTGCCCCAAGGAAAAGCCATGCCAACAAAGGCAAGCGGATCGTCGGCAATCCGGGGTGTCCAGAGCGCCGACATAAGCCGCATTTCATCATCAGGTGAATACAGGGTTGTTTGCATGAGCCACTGGTGAATGTGTGAAAAAGCGTTTTTCCGCGGCAAGACGCGCGTTTACGGCATCTTGAAACGTATCGTAAACGCCAAGATGGATGCTTTTATGTTGGTGGGCAATTAACGCAGCCCATTTGTTTCGCTGGCGGTGCCAGTAAACGCCGCGGTGCCCGCTAGCGTTATTACGCTGCAACTTTCGATTTTGAGCGTTTTGCGCTGGCGTAACTAAACGCAAGTTGGCAATACGATTGTCGTGCCGCACGCGGTTTATATGGTCTACTTGTGCCAAAGGCCAACACCCATACTGATACAACCACGCCAAAAGGTGTGCTTTGTACCGAACGCCATCTAATCGTATGCGAACATATCCGTTTGCGCGGTCTAAACCGCCTGCTTCGCGGTCGGCGCGGGCGTTACTCACAGAAACCTTTCGTGTAAACACGCCGGTTTCCGGGTCATAATCCAGTAGCGTTTTTAGCCTGTCTTGCGTTATGGTCGTCATAGCGGTCAGCCTCCAGATCAGGTTGATACGTCAGGGTGCTAGGCGGCGTTCCCGCGCCGCCAGCATCCGAAACAATAGCACAATCAGCTGTGATGTCCAACATACGGCGTTGCGCTTCCTCAAGCGCTGCGGTGATAGATATTTTCTGATCAACTTGAAGCTGGATTGACTGCGGAGCCGACCATTTGTGTGCGTACTTCAAGACCTCCAACGCTGCTTTAGCATCGCCTTGCATAGCAGCGTCGTTTAGCACGGCCGCCATCGCCATCTCGCCGTCGGCGCGGCCCTTCTGTTCGGCGTACTCCGCGATGGGGTCCATCTGGCAGAGCTTGCGGTACTCGGTCGGCGTCATGCCAGCGGCAAGTGCCAGGCTGTCGCCCTTGAGCCCCAGCTTGGCAGCCGCGTAGATCGCCTCCAGACGCGCCTCGGTGGCGGTCAGCGGACGCGGGTCATAGGGCAGTGAGTGGAAAGTCACTTTTTCTTTGTGGTTGCGCGGCGCTTGAGGGCCTTGACGGGGTTTTCCATGCCTGAACCACCGCGCGGTGATTTTTTTACCGCGCTTTCTATGGCTTTCTCTCGTTTAGCAGCGGCTCTGTTTGCTGAATAGAGCTCCGGATCATAAAACGCCCCCGTCCTGCCTTTTGGGCTAATGATAGTTCGGGATAATTCATACCGATCATCGCGAAAACCAGGGGCTTGCTTTTTTGCCGTCTTAGAAGTGGTGGGCTTGCGGACTGAGCCTTTAGGCATGAGACGTCTCCGATTGACTGAGCGGAATGTAACATGGGTCGATGCTGCGGGAAATAAAAATTTTTCTTGTGGCCCTTGGCCACGGCAACAGCAGCCGCGCTCGGCCCTGCCCCCCCC